GAATATCTAAATGCTCTAAGTCCTTCGCCTTCGTTCGCGTCTGAGTAGCATTCAAACTTATAAGGACAGTATGCACAACCAGAAGGTAGCTTCATGTTTCCTTTTTTACCTTCAGGTATAGGAGCATAACACCTGTCAGGAGGCGTGTCAACGGCAATTGCTGCCTTGACCTTTTTGATTTTTTCTTTTACGTTTGGCTTCTCTAGGTCGTCGGGCCGAAACAAACACAACTCACCGCTCTCTTTGTTGATAACAAGAAAGCCGCCGTTTTTTGTTTCTTCAGCAGTCTCGTATCCAGACAGCTGTGCAAGATATCCAAAAGGATCGTTGTTGACTAGTGAGCCATCTTTAAATTTATTAAAAGAAAACCTTGAGGCTGTCTTAACGTCTACGACTTGACCGTCTATCTTGCAGTCCATGTGTCCTAGTATGCCGTCTACGTTTACTTCTTTCTGTTCTGAAGTAACTTCATGGCCTGCCATTCGGACTAACATCAAAACTATTTCTTCTAGGACATGCCCATAAAGAAATTTAATTTGTGTTGAGCCGCTAACGGCGTGAGGGTTTGAAGAGCTTTGGCTTTCATACCACAGCTGTCGTAAAGGTCTTCCGATGTTAGACATTCGAAGCCTAAAGCTGTTGTCAACTTCTCGTGGTTTTGACCAAGCAAGTATGCTTTCTTTCATACGCGAAAGAGTTAGGTCTAGTTCTTCTTCAGAGATATTTAATGCTTCTCCAGACGAAAGACCTTCGAGGCTAGAATATATATCTTGTATTAAAGTATCTAATGTTTTCATTTTTTGTGTTCTATCCATGATAGTTTGCGGTCGTCTGGATTAAAGGCTAAAAAGACAACGCCAAGTTGTTTTTGTTCCTCTGTTCTATAATCTTTAATTCTTGACACGTTATCTCGATAATCTTTTCTTTTAGTTTTGACATCTATAAGAACTGTTTCGCCATCTTTAAATGCTATCATATCTATAGGTCCAGTGCTACCAGAATTTATAAAAACTTCATAGCCTTGATCCCACAACCAAGTTACAGCGTAGAACTCTGCAAAGTCTCCTTTTCTGCTAGGACTTTCTTTGATGGGTGTAATTCTTGATCCATCATCATTAAGGTTTACTGTATGCGTCATTAGTGTGTATCAGCCCAGCTTGTACCAACGCTGTACTCTCCTGTTAGTTCACATTTTAAATTAAAGTCTCTACCGGCTTGTTCGATTGCGGCAACACCTAGCTCACCTACCTTATCCGCTACGTCTTTGTGTGCTTCAATCTGCCACTCATCGTGGACGTTAGCAACAAAGTATGCGTCTAAGTCTTTCATAGTTTCTTGTAGGTTGACCACCGCTTGTTTCATAACAATAGCGCCAGCGCCCTGTAATAAGGTATTTAACGCTGCATGTTCTGACCGAACAAATAACTTACGTTTGTCCAGTCCTTTGAGGTATCCCCTTTTAGCTGCTCCCGCAACTCTGTCTTTAAGATGTTTAAATGCAGGGAGATTATCGAAGAAAGATTGTCTAAGTCTTCCACCATCTTTTGCGTCTCCTCCAACCACTGAACCAAGTTTAGCGTCTCCTGCTCCGTATAAGAGTGCATAGATGAAAGTTTTTGCCTGAGGTCTTGATTCAAGTCCCGCAGCAATTTGATTTGCTGTGTGTATGTCTCCGTTGAGAAGCTCATAAGTAAATCCCTCGTCGTTCATGTAGTGTGCTAACATTCGTAGTTCTAAGCCGCTGGCATCAATGCCTACTAATTTGTAATCATCTTCAACTGTCCAACATTCTCGACACTCTTTACCGTAAGGACTGCTTGTGCTTGGAACCTGTGCCATGTTGGGGCCGCTGTGTGTCATCCGGCCTGTAACTGCGCCGTTAGTATTTACATAGCCGTGAATACGTCCATCGTCTTCCATCTCTTTGAACCAAGAATTTATCTGAGCAATACGCTTTTGCAGCATTAAATACTCAGCGATGATAGCAGCTTCAGGTATATGTTTTATCTGCGATAATACTTTTTCATCAACAATTGGCTGTCCCGTGGGCGTAAATTTTGCAGGCTTCCAACCAAACTCCACGAGATATTCTCCAATTTGTTTGCGAGAGCCAAGGTTAAAAGGTTCAGAATCACGACGAACAAGATAATCATTCGGATTCTCACACGCTTTTTGGTACTCTTCATCAGACAGTCTGACCTTCTTGGTTTCGCCTTTGACTTGCGCCATCTTAGAAACCTTACCTGCCTTGGTCATTGTTGGAACCAAAGTAATAAATGTTTCGCGTGGCTTGAATGTTTTATGCACACGCTTTTCGGCCTTATCAATCTTTTGATTTAGCTCTGCTAAAAGACTCATCGCATGTTGTTGATCTAGCTTGAATCCTCTATCACGTTGTGCGTTAAGAATACGGTACACATCGTGTTCTAGCTTTATTGCTTGTGGACTAAACCCGACAGACTCTGTACGAGAAAGATGACGATAAACTTTATAATTAAGAGATACGTCCTGCGCACAATACTTTAACATCTCAGGTGTGTAATACTCAAAGTTATCATACTCAATCTTTCGGTGGCGTAGCCTGTAGCCCCAGCCCTCAAGACCATGACCCCCTTCTCGTGTTGGATTAAACAGTCGAGAAAGCACAAGAGTATCTACGATCTTTATGCTGCCATCGTCAAGATTAACGTCCATAAGATTTTTTATCACAGGTATATCGTACCCTAAGATATTATGTCCGATTAGTTTGTCTGCGTTTTGTAAAAGTTGAATTCCTTTATCTATACATTCGGGACCGTACTCGTAGGCCTTTCCGGTTTCTGTATCCATTGCAACTAAACAAAAAATCTTTGTTGGCTGCAAGCCGTTTGCTTCAATGTCAAAGACATAAGCTGTCATATTTCATCTCCAAACTCATCAATCATAGTATCCATGTCTACCTCTGATAAGCGTCCGGTTTCTTTGTCGTAAAACAAGTGTGTTGCAAGTCCGACATCGCCTGTGTATCTAGACTTCAGTACACGTACTTTAGTTGTACAGGCAACCATAGGGTCGTCAGACTGTTGGTTACGCTCTAAGCTTATCACACAATCGCTTAGTTGCGCAATAGATTGAGACCCACGTAAATGATTTAGTGCTGTCTCAATACCATTCTCGTGACCTCGATCACCCTGTGTACGTCGCAAGTGTGAAACAAGAATCATTCCACAGCCTGTCTCTTCTACAAGAGTTCGAAGTCTGTGCATAATCATGTCAATAGCTTTACGCTCATCGGGGTCATCGGACAAAAGAACTAGCATGTGGAGGTGGTCAAGAACTATCCACTTGCAGTCACAACCAATGATCATGTACCGCAGTTTGCTAAATACACTTTCGAGGTCGTTCATGCCGAGGTGACCATAGACCCACACACGATCTTTATTGTCGCCGTCAAACATTTGGTGGTGTATCTGGCGAAGATCGTCTTGATCAAAAAGATTACGAACACTGTCGAGGTGCAGTCGGGCATCAGCTTCAATAGAAAGTATGCCGTCGATTGTACGCTGCCAGTTTTCTTCGAGAGCCATAACGCCCACGTTGTCTCTAGTCTTTTTGATCAGCCAGTGTTCCAGTTCTCGTGTGACACTAGACTTACCAAGACCAGTACCACCCGTCAAAGTAACTAACTCACCCGCACGTAAGCCCTCAAGCTTTTCATTGAGGCCCTTCCACGGAAAGGGAATAGAGTCTTTGCGTGTACGGTGAAGATAGTTATCAACATTTTCTGACACATTGAGAACACCCGAAGGTGTGTAGAGCTTGGCGTTCCACCAGTTGTGTACAAAAGCTTTGTGCTGTGAGCCACGCAACATATCGTTAGCATCTTTGTAGTCTACCGGAAGCTCCATAATTTTAGCTTTGCCGGGCCTTAAAAGCTTTGCGACTTTCTTTGCAGCGTCACGACCATGCTTGTCGTTGTCAAAGCAAATAATAATATTATCGAAAGATTCTAGAAACTCTAGGCTGTCTTTCACATCACGATCTGCTGACTGTGCGCCATTGCGAATAGATACCACAGGCCATTGCGACCCCATCAATTCGTAGGCTGACATGGCATCTACTTCACCCTCAACAAGGGTAACGTATTTACCACCGGATTGAAAAAGCTGTTGACCGAAAAGGCCAGCACCTTTGTTAGTTCCTGTCCACAAAAAATTCTTATCGGGCTTGCGAATCTTAGAACCAATCTGCTCGTTGCCAGAGTAATAGGGATATACATGCTCAACAATCTTGCCTGTTGAATCTTTAACGGAACGAACTCTGTATTTCTTTGCGGTTTGTAGGCTGATACTTCTATCAGTTAGGGGGTAAAACTCTCCGTGATTTGTATTCATGGGTGCCTTCTGGAAGTTAGTAATAGAAGTCACATTGTTTTCCTGTTTAGGTTTTGGAGTAAAAACTCCGCAGCTAAAACATTTGACAGAT